GACCTTGGCCATCAACTCTTCTTCTGTCATCGGCCTCTTGCCGGCATCCAGTTCGATTTTCGCCTGATATTGACGGCCGGCGAGGTCGAGCCGGCTCTTCACCTGCTCTACCTGAGTAACCTTTTTATCTAAGCCATCCAAAAGGTGAGATGCATCGCCTTTGGCTTTTTCGAGCGCGGTTCTGGCCGGACCCTCATAGCCCGCAGGCGCGACACTATCCACCGCGGCCCGGGCCGTCTCAATGGCCCCCTTCACCTTGTCTATTCCTTCCTGATATCCGTTGTTGGCGGTAAACGCCCCCATCGAATCCGTTGACAAATCGAGACCGACAAATTTGTCTTCGAGTGTGGCGTCGATGGTGGCAGGTGTGAAATCGGATCCGCCATGCTCAATTGCGGCGGCGGCGGCGATCGCCGTATTGTAACCACTGATGAGTTCGTTCAGCACAAGCGCATGATTCTGCTGAGCTTCGATGTGGCCAGCGATGCGGTCGCAGTTTTTGTCGAGCCAGTCTTGGGTATTTACATAGTCTTCCTGTGGAGCTTTACAATCTGCCATTTTATCCTATTCCTAGCACTTTTAATATTTCTTCTAAGTCGAGGGGAATGCTTATTAAATCACTTGGTAAGACGTCGGCCTCCGTCGGGAGTCCGTTGTACCACGCAATAACCCACCAATACGTAGGATCCCCATAATATTGGTTAGCTAACGTATAGAACCGATCACCCGTCACCCACACGTGGGTAGTCGTTTGAACCCTTATGCGGTCAGCAATGCCGGGGTTGTATAGGATCGGTGTTTCATATTGCTGAATATTTTTTAGGTTGTTTCTTTCTTTTCGAAGAAATCTATAGTATTCACTGGAGTTGTTTAAAATTCTATATCTGCTGTATCTTGACATTATTCTAATCCTGATTCGTAATCGACTAACATTTGCCAGTCGTCGCTCGTCGCATCCCCGCCGGTCCTCAGATGGCCGTTGAGCGCGCTACTTAAATACTCATAATTCGCAGCGTCGTGCTTTTTCTCGTCCTCGGTGCCGATGCGATTTCTCATTTTATCCAGTTGTTTATAATCCTTCATGAGCCTTCTTTTCCCAAACATTCCATTATAACCGCGCGCAATTGCGTCCTGTTTTTCTTGAAGCCTTTCCTGACGCTGTGTTTCGGCAGCACGTCGGGCTGCGAGCTTGGCGCTATAAGAGGTCGCGTCATCCACGCCTTCGGTGACTTCGCTAACAGCGCCATACGGAAAACCATCTTGCAAGAAGTTATCAGCTTCCCCCCACCCAAGCGTGCTTTCATGAATACAAGCAAAATCAATACTTATTTCAATCATTTTGGGTAAAATGGTGTTCTGTGCCACCTGAAACACTCCAATGTCGCGGTTTTCTAAATTATGCATTACGTTCATGTTTGTTATGACGCCTAATTGACCTCGTGACGGATCGTTGGTGGAGCTATATCCTTGAAATATGGCCCGGGCGCCCCCAACCGATCCGCCCGGGCCGGTCTGGAGATGTGCTTCACCGGTGTTGGCAGTGAGCCAAGTTTGGCGCGCAAGATTCATTACCTTGAGGCGCACCAGCGGGCTCTGCGTTAGAGTCAATGTGTCATCGTTTTGTAGCGCATTTAGCTGAGCATAGTTGGGATAAAGAAATTGAGCCAGTTTCTGCACTCTGGCTAAGTTTTCATAGGCTTCTCCAATGGTGTCGGCAGGAATTTTCCATGCCACCGTTAGACGCCGTTGAGTATTTTTAAATGTGTATATGGGATCAGTGCGGCCAAAGACAGTCTCCGAATTCCAATCCGAAGCATAAGACTCCGCATATGTGGTTATAAAGGCTTTGAAAAAGATGTCACTTTCAGAAGGAACATGAAAAAATGATATAACTGCCTCAGCGTGGTTAGCCAACCCATCGGTAGTGGCTGGACTCAGCTTGCTGAGGGAATCCCCGCGGGAGGTGGTAATGGGCGCATATTTCTCTTGGTCGAACATTCCCATGTTCGTGGATGCTTTCTTTTTTGGCATTTTTGATTATCTCCTTTTAGACGTATTACCAGCGTTTAGGCATGTTTCCCAGACCTAAGCCTTGGTTTCTTATTGTGCGATCCACTTCTTGTACCGAATGAGTAACGGCCTTCGATACAACCCCATCCACCAGCACAGTAACTTCAAATTTGGGGGTCTCCTGACGAGGTGCGGCGGCTACTGGAGCCGCAGGAGCAGGTGCGGCTGCACTTGCCGCGGCTCCCTGCACGATTAACGCGGTGGCGGCAAGTTTCACTGCCGATACGGCGTCAATGGCCTTCATCACCCCTTCCACATCAGCCGTGAGTGGCGCCAGCTTAACATTCATCTGTATATCGCTCAACTGGGTGAGCAATTCAACGGCACCCTGCGGGATCGACTCTAAGGCTTCTCCGATGGCATAAATGCCAATGGCCATGGCTCCGAGGCCACCGGCGCCAAAGATGCCCATGGTGCCCGCAGAGGCCATCAAGCCAGATAGGGCCAGGATTTTCTCTACATCAATGGCAGCAAACAGCTTGGACATGCCTTCGGCCATATAGCCTATGCCTGCTGCAGCCAGTCCGATGCCGCCGCCGACGAGCGCTATGCCTGCCCCGAATGGGATCAAGCCAGCGGCGGCCGCGGCCGAAGCCGGCGCCAGAGCAGCGAAGGCTCCAATCATTACTTTCATGGCGAAACCAAAGGCAACAATGCCAGCGATGGCGCCGATGGCCTCAAGACCCATCCCCTTGAAGGCTTTGGCCAGTTCCGCAATACCTACGGCTGCAGCGCCGATGCCGATGCCGATTAATAGTGCTGCGGCGCCCATGGCTAGCAGTTGCTTGCCGGTGAGAGCAGCCACTTGGCCTGTTCCGTACATTAGAACTTTAGTGACTCCCATCTGTTTAGTCCAAAGAGCAATCGCTGCAAACATTTTGACACCATAGACGCCGATCATGGCTATTCCGAGCCATTTAAAATTCTCAGCTAACCATTTGACGCTACCAACCAAGGAAACCATCGTTTTACCCAACTCGCTCGTAGCCTTTTTTCCACCTTTCATCTCGGTGATGACCTCGTGTAAAGCTGTTACAAAAAAAGTAACATCGGGTATTAGCGCTCGGAGAGAGTTGGTGAACCTATCCATTACATTTTGTTGCTCTTCGGTTCTCTTGCGAAGGTCTATCAAGGATTGTGCAGATTCATTAGTGCTGCCAGCCAAATCGTCTATATTGCCAGACATCAGCATGGCAAGATCGGTCACATTGTCAATTCCGTCTATGGCGCCCACATAGAAGTTTTTCTCGAAGTAAGACATGCTATCAAATGTTTTGCCTGTCTTAAGAATGGCATCCCGGATCTGCCCGAAGCGTTCTGCGGGCTCTGTAGCCATCAGAAGATCCATCGCGTTTACGAAGTTGCCCCCAAGCGCGGCGTTAAGGCGTCCAGCCTGTGTGGCGGCACCTTCGAAAGTATCAAAATTTTCAGTGATCCGAATAAGCTTGTCAATTGATAAACCGGTGGTCTTAGAAACTATTGCCAGATCTTTAAACACACGAACGCCATCACTTCCAAATTTAGAGACCATATCACCAGCATTGCTGAAATCTGCCGCCATTTGTTTGGGAGCTACTCCAATTTGGCGTGCAAGACCATCGAGTTCAATAACTGCCTTCATAGCCTCAGCGCCGCCCATTCCTAAGCTCTTGGTGGCTATCTGAAGGCCTTTTCCGTAATCTTCAAGGCCTACACCCGACTTTGCGAAGAGGGCGCCTGTCTTTGCAATCTCAACGGCGAGATCTTCTGACAACATCGTAAAATTGGTGAAAGTTGGCTGAAGGCTAATGACCGACTCTGCTAAATCGGAAACCCCTACTCCCATTAAGGCCATTTCTTTGCGGCTTTTAATGAAGGCGGACGCCTGTTGGCGTACAAAGCCTGTCTGTTTCATTATCGCGGAGGAACTCTTATCCATCTCCAATGTAAGATTGATGATGGTATCGATAAGACCGGTAGCCATCCCTACTAGGCCAGCTTGGGCTGCTTTAAGGGGGCCAGCTTTTGCGATCTGTTTCCCCATGCTTATCGCGTTTTCTACATTGAGCGAATTATGCTTGCCATATAAGGCCACCATACCGGACATCTGACCTTTTAGGCTTTTATAGGCTTCTTCTTGCTCTTTTATTTTCTTTGTATTCTTTTCTCGTTGGTCGGCGTTATTTATTAAGCCTTGCAGAGTTTTCTCCTGCTCAGCGTTTAGCGCTTGCAGATCGGCGATCTCTCCGATTGTTTCCTCGCCCGCTTTATCAAGGAGCTTTATCTTGGCATTCCTGAGATCAATCTCAGTCTCAAGGGTTTTTATCTTGTGCTTCTGCAGCGCTTCTGCCTTTTTTTCCTCATCGGCAATGCGCCCAAGTTTCTGCTCCTCTTCGCCGAGAGTTTTATTTTTCTTTTCGAGCAGATTTACGTATTTTTGAAGCTGTGCTATTTCTTTGTCGTCTGGGGCGGACCCTCCCCCTGACACACCACCAGCACTATTAATGGCTGCAATAATAGCCGCCTTAATCGCCTCTAAATCTGATCTATCGACTGGCACAGCAAAGTTCCTTTACGTAGTAAATAGTGCTGACAAAAAAAGACAAGGGCGTTTACCCTTGTCCATATTCCTTGCTGAAGCTTTTTTGCGTTTGAGGAGAATTTCCTTCAGTCAAAACATGAGTTTGGCGGCCGCGGCTGCTACCCTTTGAGGCATTCTCTATCGCTTCTTTTTCGGACTCTAATTGTTTAACGAGCCTTTCAACAAACCACTTTCGTAGTCCTACTGGTAGGTTATAGGCCTCTGCCAGTGACCAGCCTCCTGAGTATTTCAAAAAGAAGAACTGCTCATACACGTTCTCCATGTAGTCAGGCGTCAGGCCAAAAAAAGTCCGACGTAAGCGGAACCTCCAAGTCACTCTCGTAATCACACTCACTGCATTCGAAATATTGAGTAAGATCAATGTTTGGATTGACGGCCTTATAGGCGTTTCTCAAGTGGCGCGCATCAGCGGAGGGAATGTTCTCCACCACATACTGAAGAGCTTCTTGTGTAGTGTTGCCATTAACGGCAACTATCATATTCACCAACTGGCGCGATATGGCGCGTTCGTGTACATTTTTGTTTTTTCTATCTTGCTCGATGCCGGCCAACAAACGCCGCTCGTCAGCGCCGGTTAGCAGCTTAAATGTGATGTTGAGGGCAGTCTTAGGGAGCTTAGTCGTAAAAACACCATTTCCATTCTCGGCCGTTACATAGGCTTCCGAATCTTCTCCTTCGTAAGTCTGTACCTGATTAAGATCAAAGGAATTCTCTTGAGATGCTCCGCAGCCCGGGCAGCTGACTTTCGTTTCGTACTGATTTCCATAAGCGGAAACGCGCGCTGCAATAATAAGAGCATTTCTATCCCCGACAAACAAAGAGTCGGGGTCAATCGCCTTATTTACAATTAAGCTAGAAATTACGCGGTCGAGCGCAACCCCCTTTTTAAGGAGAGTGCGCGAAGTAAGCATGTCCTCTTCTTTCGCCGTCATCTGCTTGATTTCGATGGAATCGCATCCGTGCAACGGATGAGTTTCTCCGTAGTGGATTCCCTTAGTGGGGAGATCTACGAGTTCCGTCGGAATAATAAATGAAAAATCATTATTTTCCGCGGTGTGGGTTAATTGGGGATCAGGGTCTGACGCAACTTTGTGGCTGGATCCTAATCTATCGTTATTTCTTGACAATATACACCTCTATAAGTTATTGCACGATGGCTAGAAATATTATTATAGCATACTATTATGCTGATTGTACTATGATTGGAAGAAACTTGTTGATCCGTCGCCACCAGTAGCACGGCTTGGGCCGCCCATGGTTTGCAATCGCGCCCAGTCATATCGTAGCGTAACAGTCATTTCTACAAGGTCATCGGTACCATAAGAGAGGTCACCATACTTGATGTCGGAAATGAAGGCATTCCAAAGTGTCCATTTTTCAATCTCGTTGCCATCGCCATCAATTTGCGAAATATAAACCGCACCTAAAGCTCCTGCAGCGCGAGACTTGGACATAGAGCCCAGAGAATTAGGATTGGATGGGGGGGTATACCCAGAAAGATTAATGATATCAGAAAGAGTAGCGGTCATGTCCGGATCCCGAGGGTCGACCAACGTAACGGCGACTTCGTTCCACTGAACTGCGCCCGGATAATAAAAAGTATGGTTCAAGTACTGATGTTCGGCTGAATTAATTGTAAAGGAGGGCTTATTGGCTGTCTTGGCGTACCACATGAGTGCTCCACCTTGAGGCGCACTAATCCCCGTAAATTCCACCTTAAACCTAAACTGGCGTTTAGGATCTTTGAGTTGTGTGCTCTCTGCAAAATTATCTGACCAAAATGGCATTGTTCGGGTTCTCCTGTTCTAGAAATATATAGTGGGGGGAAAATTATTTCCCCCTATTTTAATCATCAAATGACGCGCCGGTGGAAGCAATAACAAAGTCAATCGCGATAAACTCAATTGAGCGTGCAGGCTTCACCATGATTTTAGCGTACATGATGTTTTGATCTATAAGATCGGGTGTTGTCGTAGATTCGTCCAGAATCAACTTATAGTCTGTGATGCCAAATCCACTCTTGCAGTTGGATAAGATTGGTTCGACAAGGGCTGTAAATCTGTTCCATGTGGTCTGTACGTTCTGTTCGAATAAAATCTTAGTGGAGGCAAAGGAAATTTGCTTTTTCAAGTAAATTACGAGGCGCCGGACATTAATTCTATCGAGGGCTGATTCTGCTTCCTGCAGAGTCTTTTGCCCCAAAACCACAATTCCGCTATTGGGGAACGAAGCTATCGGATTAATATGAGCATCGTAAAGCAAATCACGATCGTCTTCAACTAGTTTTTCCGTGATTCCGCTGATCGGCAGGCCTGCGGCGCCATCGGTTAGGCTGCCGCGGTTATAACCGGCTGGGGCAAACCAGATCTGGGATTTCTTTTCAGAGCTTGCTAAAACCCCCAACATTGCCACAGAGGGCGGGATCCAGACTGCTGCGCCGGTTCTTTCGTCGCGCGTTTGAACCCATGGATAAAAGGCGCATCCGTATGAAGAATCGATCTTTCGATCCTTGAGTGCCGTAGCAGATTGTTGAGGTGTACTAGCAATCCGAGACTTAACCGTGCTTCTACCACTATACTGGCCTTCGGAGAAGGGGAGATATACATTAGGTAAATCAATTACACCAAGTGCGTCGGCACGAGACTCACAAATATTGACAATATGTTGTGTTAGCGAAGCATTAGTGAGGCCCGGCGTACAGATGAGGTTTAACTCCACGGCTTCTGGATCTGCCAGTGTGTCTATGGCGCGCTTGAGGGAATAATAAGCCGCGCTGTTCTTTTCAGTAGCTGCGGTGCTCATGCCTCCATTATAAAGAGGATCTGGTAATTTAATATTAAAGCCGTCCCAACCGCCCCACAATGGAGCAGTGAAAGAATCATAGCCAGCGTCTAGGAGGGCAGTGTACCCGCCACTAGCAGCCGTATATGAGCGACCTTGGCTTCCGTCGGCAACAGCCCGAGAACCAGATCTATAGAAGAAGGAGCCAGATGTACCCGTCTCGCCAATAACATTATCAAGAGTAAAGATATAAGCATATCCGTCCATTCCGGCAACTGAGGTACCCGTTGGATCATCCACTACCGCCGTACTTAGGGGTCGGAGGGTGCCGGGAACGCTTGGATCAAATCGGCTGGAGCCAGAACCTTCAGTCGATTGGAGACCCCAATACGCATCACGAGGGTCCGTGATTCCACCGCCGGAGGCCGAGAGGCGAGTCCGGACAGATGGGAAAGTAAAATAGAGACCTGACGATGAACCGCTATTGAAGGCCTGTACCGCGTCGTATTCCACATTGCCGGCGGCACCCGTTAAGGATGCGGTGAGCGCATATGCGCTTTGGTAATCTGAATCGACCGCACTGGCTGTGGAAAAGATGGAATAAGGAGTTCCCGTAACATCGTTGGGGTCCACCTTACTCTTCAGCCATTCGCCAGTACCATTATTTCCTATTACAACCCCTTGGAAATCCTTATATTTAGGAGGCCCATAATATCCAAAGGGTAAAAGCTTTTCAAGCCCCGACGCACCATTTTGAATATCTTGATTGATGTCCGCATATACGAATTTGGACTGGTTGGGGTATTCGCCGTAGAGCTTTAATCTTTTCTCGGTTTCGTCCCATGTTTGATATTGATCTCCAATTTTGCGACCTATGTAGTCCGGAGATGTTGGGTCTAGGTTGCACTCATCAAACCTTTCTATGACTTGCACCGCATTGTCGGAATCGTCCATCCGGCGCAGCAAGACCGTGAATGTTCCATAATCAGTAGTGCTGTTGTTAGACTGACGAATATTGCTAATTGAAACCTTAACATTGTCTGTTAACCACGCCCCGTGGCCGCGGCCTTTGAGGCGGAAGAGCTTTTGAGTCAACGCGGGATTAAACGACGAGGCCGCTTTTAAGTCTTGTCCAATAAACCAGCCGGCTACGGCTTCACGGGCTGCAACACCTACCATGTTAGCTGGGGAAGTAGACAGCGAGCCACTAAGAGAGATGGGAATGATGGCTCCAAATTGATCTGTATTCCCCACCATCATGTCGCGGACTTCTTGTTCATAAGTTTCTCCAAGCCAATAATCTTGTTCCGAGGCTGCTGGAAAGAAGTTACCCGAATTATAAAGTTGAGGATTGGTGTTAAAAACTTGACGAATAAACTTGGCGTTGGAATTATCCATGGTGAATTCATGTGTAGTGGTAGTGCCCCCGCCATCAGTGCGAATTGCGGTAAATTTACCGGATCCGGACGATTGGATTAAGGCACCGACGCCCACGTAGTTTTGGCGCGCCGTTGCAGAACTTGAGCCGGCTAGAGTGCCAGAAAGCGCTATTGAGCCGGCTTCCAAATACCAAACGGCCGCCAATGTTCCTGTTAGCTGAGTGTTGTTATAAACGCCTCGCGCAACACCCGCTGTTGAGGCTGTAGAGTTTAGTACTCCCGAGGGGAACAGGAAGAGGCCAAATGCTCCACCCCCGACGCCATCTTCACAAACATACTGAGTTTTCCATCCTGCTTGTGACGCGTAGAGAGGAGATTCCGCGGTGTCGGCCGATGGGTGTTCGTGACCCAGCACTCTTACGTAAGTGAGAGGAGCAACATTCGAATGAAGGAAGGCTTTTGCTCCATAAAGACCAAAAATCGGAGATTGCGTATCTAAACCATTGCGGTAAACATCTCCTCCGGCGCGCCCGGGCACCGTATCACCAAACATAGATACGAAATCGGAATATGCCTCAACCTTAAGAGGGGTCATCGCAAGACCCTGCGTGGCGCGGCCAACAAGTGCTGGGCCGATCACGTCGGGGCGGCGAGGAACAAACGAATTATCAATCTCGTTGATAAAAACGCCGGGGGACACAAATTTAAAATTCTTTATTGACATGTTTAATTTATCCTTTTCAAATCTTAGTCATCAAATGATGCGCCTGTGGATGCGATGACAAAGTCGATCGCGATGTACTCAATGGCGCGAGCAGGCTTGACCATGATCTTCGCATACATGATGTTTTGATCAATCAAGTCAGGAGTGGTTGTTGATTCATCAAGAATCAGTTTATAATCGGAAATACCGAAATTGCTCTTAACGTTGGCGAGAAGAGGTTCGACAAGAGACATGAAGCGATTCCACGTTGTTTGAACGTTCTGTTCAAAAAGAATCTTCGTCGAAACAATAGAAATTTGCTTTTTGAGATAGATAACGAGCCTACGCACGTTGATTCTGTCAAGGGAAGAACGACGTTCTTGCAGTGTTTTCTGTCCGAAGACCACAATTCCGCTAGAGGGGAATGAGGCGATTGGGTTGATGCTAGCTTCGTAGAGAACATCGCGCTGTTTGGCTGTCAACTTCTCGGTGACGGCACTAATGGGTATGCCGGCAGCACCTTCCGATAAGCCGCCGCGGTTAAAGCCGGCGGGAGCAAACCATAGTTGTGCCTTCTTCTCCGAAGACGCCAATACTCCGAGCATTGCTACACTAGGGGGCAACCAAACTGCTGCGCCAGTGGTGGCATCACGGG